AAATAGCTGGTGTTGTGAAATAAGATATTCCATCAGGTCTTCTTACTAAAATTGGGTCATCTCTATCGCCAGTGAATTTGACTTCATCGCCATTTGCAAACATTTGTCTTTGAAATACACTCATAACTATGCCATCGGTTGTCTTGCACCGTAAGGACTTCCACCGTAAGGACTAGGATTAGCAAAGTTAGCGTATGTGCTAAACATCGAACCGATACCTGCTGCTGTAGGGTCTGCTGGTATTCCGTATGTTGGTGTTACTTGAGTCATTCCTGATTCGTAACTTGGTAAGAAACCTTTGACAAATGTCGCAGCAGTCGCTGGTGCAAATCTATCTGCGGTCTGGGCTGCAAATGCTCTGCCAAGTCCTGTTTCTTTAACATCTCTAGCAGTACCACCTAATCTTGCTAATTCTGCTCTTTGTTTCTCTCCGAGTGTTACAGCTTCTCTACCTAAACCTCCGAGTGATGCACCCAATCCTGCAATCCCTCTGCCTGCACCAGCAAGCGTGCTTCCAAATCTTTCTTGCGCACCTCTTTGTCTACCAAATTCACCCATCGCTGCGCTTCTAGCATCTCTGAATCCACCAGAACGTATGCCTGCAAGTGCTTGTCCGAGTCCTCTGCCAAGTGCTTCTCTTCTTTCTTCGGCTGTTAATCTTGCTCTTGATCCAAATGCTGACTCGCCACCAGTTTTGATGTCTCTGGCTCTTTGTGCAACATCTGCCATCTCACCAGCTTTGAAAACATCATCTATTGTCTGTTGCACTACTCTGTCTTCGTATGGATCAAAATAGTCTTGAATCATTGTTGATGGGTCAAACTGCATATCAGCAGCTTGTCTCGCTATACCAGTTGCGTCTCTAGTCAGACCAATACCTTCTAGTATTGCTCTTTGGTTTGCATCTAAAAATGGTTGAAAAGATCCAATACCACCGTATGCTCCTCGCATCGCTTCTAATTCTAATGGCGATAACCCTGCTGTTTGTTGTATGGGAGTAGGTGAACCATATACTCTATTTGCTGCATCAATAGCCTGAGATATTATTCCTGGAGTATCTGGTGATCCGAAGTATGCCTCTCTTACAAATGGGTCAGAAATAATTTCTTTCCTTTCGACACCAAGCATTACAGGATTCATTCCAATTGGTACTTCTGACATTGCCATTATATTTCCTCGAATATATTCATTAGTTGACGCATGTTTGCTACACCGCGTTCTCTGTCTGGGTTATCTGTTTTTACTAGAGTAATGCCTGAATCTGATTTTGATAGATCAAATGCACCTGCACCTCTCGTTGCTTTCGCAGTCATCACATATTCACCATCGCTTAACATCGCTGGTATATCATCTGATGTGCCAGTTCCAGGGCCTGCTGATTCTCCACCGTCTCTCATGTCAAGTTCAGCAATACCACCTTCACTAAAATATTGTCTGTTTATTTCACCGCCACCAGCTACATTCAGGACTGATGGTTTTGGAGCTAGTCCAAACTCTGCTCTTGTACCGCCAGTTCCCATATCGCTTGCTAGTTGGTATCTACCTAGTGAATCCATCATCACTTGAGGTGTTGCGGCAATACCTTTTTCTCTTCTTTTGTAATCATCATATACAGCTTTTCCGAGTACACCCATCGCAGCTAAACCACCTATACCACCTGGAAACTTATCAAATACACTATCTTTACCGTATGCAGACTTCAAACCTTCTAATCCACCGAGTCCAAAATAGTCTCCTATACCGCCTTTTCTAGTAGGTTCTGGTACATTTCTTAGTTTACCTTGTAAAACTTGTATTTCTTCTAAAACTTGGTTCGCACTAAAATCGTCCCCAGCACCAACAAATTTGTCATAATTTTCGTATGCAATCTCTATCGCTCTTTCTAAAGTTGATTTTGCTGGGTTGGGATCATTCAATGGAGATGTCCCTGGTATTCCAGGTATCCCATATTCTTGAGAGGCGAAAGTGCCTAGTCCTGCTGTGATAGCAGCTCTATCAGAACCGCCTGCAGCTTTGGTGATTGCTGCATTTATGATTGCGTCTTTTGCTGCTTTGTTACTAAAGACAGATGTTATTGCGTTTGTTATCGTACTTAACATATATTTTCCAGCTACATAATATTATTAGGAATATCACACATTTATAGAAATATTTCCATTAGTTTTGACAGAAACAGTTCCTAAAGTTGCTTGCAGTTCATATCCTTGTGGATTAACTGGATTATGAAGCTGTATCCATTTGTTGCCTGTATATACTTGTAACACGCCAATAGATGTGTTCCATATTACATCACCTTGTTTAAAAGCTAAAGTGCTTATTTGTTGATCGTTGAATTGCGGAGTTGAATTTGGATCAAAACTACCTAAGTTAATTTCTAATATTCTGACTAATCTGTTGAATATTTCTCTTCTAGCAAACTCATTTGATTCAACAGGTAATCTAGTTTCAAGTAATCTAGCCATTATCTTTTACCATCTGGTCTTACATTATATCTGGTAGTTCCCAATCTCCACCCAATAGATACGTTCCCACTATTAGATTGATCGTCATTAGATTCAACACGCAAGACAGCTTGACGACCTCTTGCTCTAATATCTTTCTTTTGCGTAGACGAAGCTATTTCTGCTGTTGATTCAGTAGTCAAAGAATCTCCAGGATAATTTCTAACTTTGGTAACTATATTGACAGTACCTGAGTTTTGATCTTGTAAAAATTTTATATCAGGTATTACAGAAGATATGGAAGTAAATGTGTCGCCATCCCCTAACTCAAAGTCACTAGACTCAACAAACACACCTGTCATTGCGCTGCCGTCGTCGTCAAATCCTATTTCATGTTGATATAAGTAACCATCATTAGTTGCTTGTGGATAACTTACAACACCAGAATCAAGCCAAGCTGTTCTGACTAATTGACCGTAATACCAAATTTTTTCTTGCGTGTTATAAATAACATATCTGTCAATTTCATTGCTATCAGCAGACGGATAAAACCAACCTACTTCGCTGTGCTGAATGTTTGTAAAAGCATGTATTTTGTAAGCCTGTCCTTCATTTATATCAGAAAAAACATAATTTTTTACCGTGCATGGCAATTGTTGTACCGTGCCGTTATAAACATAAAAAGCACCATAACTCATAAAATATACGCCACTTTCATCAACTACAGCAGCCTTCGGCCCTATCAAACCACTCGCTTCATTAATTAAATTTGCTGAAAAAGTGAGAGGTGGCCCTACAAATTGCATACTGTAAACAGATGTATCAGTGAATATGATAATCTCTTGTCTTGATTTAACGCCACCAACTATCAGAGATCCACTTGATAATCTTAAAGAACCTGCGCTGTTTGTAATTAATGGTTCAAATTCCAGTTCATTTTCTTGATCTGAAAATGCAACCAGCATCGGATCAATTGCTCCTGATCGACTGCTGCCTGATATAGGATCAGCACCTAGTACAACCAAATGTCTGTCAATTTCTGATGCAATTACTTGCAATCCTAAAGTTGGAACTAAATTTGCACCAGATGTAGTAGCAAGTTCAACGGCTCTTGTTGATGTTCCGTTGTTTTCTACCCATCTATATATACCGCCTCCTCTAGGATTGATGATGAGATTTTCACCAAAATTGTCATGTGTCCATAATCTTAACTGACCATTTGCAGTAAGCGCACTTGTTGATCCAAATGTTCCAGAACCCCAAGTGCCTGACCCCCAACCAGCAGATGTTACATATACATCAAGACCAATATTTATCTGATAACTACCATCAACACCGCTACCTCCATTACCAGAGTCGCTAGAATTTGCTGTTACTGTTACTCCACTCGTATTTTTTGCAACAAAAGTGTAAGTGCTTGAACTAGGAACTGTTGCTATCTCATATTCTTGATTTAATACAGCAGCAGTAATATTACCGCCAAGACTGACCGCACCTGAAATAGTAACAAAATCGCCCTGTACTGCGCCATGCGAAGAATCTGTGGCTGTAATAATAGATGATCCGTTTGTTGCAGAAAAAGTTATGCTGTTAGTCGATGTTTTTCTTATTGGTGTTACATCGTTAAAATCATCACCATCTTTTATATAATATTTTGATGTTGTCCCTAAACCTAAATATAAATTACTTCCTAAACTCAACCAATTATGTAAAGCTCTTGAAGTACCTAGATAAGTTTGCGTGGTAAGTTTTTCCCAACCGCCAAACTTTTCGACTCTACCACTCCTGAATCTAATCAAATTACAATCAAACCAACCGCCACCGTTATCGTAGGCAGTTCCTTCTCTGTCAATACCTGGTCTAAAATTTACTTTTGTAAATGGCATCTATACATTTTCCCATTCTTTATTCTGAAACAAAAGAGATTCTGCTTCTCTGCGCCTGATTAAGCCATCAAGCACTTTACCGCCTGCTTTGTTCCATCTCTTTATTTGCGCTGGAACTTCATCATACTCTGAATTATTTAATTTTTTCAATAATGTTGACGAAGATAAGTTACCGCTACCGAGATTAAATACCCAAGACACCATCGCGTCGAACTGGTGCTGTTCTAACGGCACTTTGACCATATCGTTGATGTACCCCTCATATTCGTGCATTTCTTCCTTTAGGAGGGACTCTGCTTCCTCTTTGGTTATTTCCATGTCTTCAGTAACACCCTTGATTGTTCCATATCCAATCGTTAAAACATTTGCTGCGCATCTATAGGCTTTGAGTTCGCAACCCTCAAACTTTTTTATAAGTGATAGACCTTCTTCTGAAATATTCATCAGTAATCTCCCCATACTTTTACTTTTTTACCGCCAAAGTATTCAACTGCGTGTCCTTCTTTTATGAGTATTTGACAAATATCTTCGCCTTCTTGCGTATACGGAATACCAAGTATGCGGCCGTACTTTCCTTTGCCCAAGGATTTGACCTTAAAAGATCCCTTACAAAGTTCTTTCAATCGTTCTTTTGCTAATAAACCTAGTTTCTTTTCTGCTAAATCTCTAGTGCGTGATTCAGGAGTATCAATTCCATGCAGTCTAACGCGCTGTTTGTGTAGTTTTACATCAAACCCTAGGTCTAGTATACAATCGAAAGTATCGCCATCTACAACGCGATCTAGCGTTGCTCTGTATACAAAAGCGTCTGGAGATTTACTCATTATCGGTATCCTTATCTTTGGTTGGGTCGTTATCTCTATAGTATTTTATTATCGTTAGAGATTGTCTTATGTATCTTTTTATATCAGCAATGTTGTTTGATAAATTTTCATATCCTTGCGCTGTTAAAGCGTAGTAAGCAACAGCAGGTGCATCACCGTTATCGTAGTTTTCAACGTATGTTCTCATCGTTTCAGGATTAAGTATCTTCCATTTTATCTCTGATGGACTGACGTTACTTGGTAAAGGTGGGTGATATATAGGCGCAGGCTCTTGAACAGTAATGATTTCTACTTGTTTTGGGTCTGGTGGATCAAAAAGATTGCCGTAAGTTGAACAGCCACTTAAAAATAAAATATTAATTAACAGTAACTTCTTCATCAAATTGTCCTGGATTAGTAAGTTCTACAAGTTCAGAGTTTACTTTTTTTGTACCTCTATTGACAATACCTTCTATTAAACCAGGTTTTGCGATAGCTAGGTTGTTTAGATCATGTCTTGCAAACGTGTTTCTTAATTTAGCAACTTCTTCATTTGCTTTGTTGTTCGCTTGAGTAAGTTGCCTTATCTTTTCTTGACTTACTTTTTGATCTTCAAGTTGCTGTTTCATTCTTTCGTTTTGTTCGCTTACAGTATTCTCCAGGACTTTTTGATTTTGAACAGCAACATTCAACTCTACTTGTAATTTTTCTATCTTTGATTTTTGTAAATTTATATACAAGGCACTAGCAGACAGACTTGCAATCAGTAATCCACCTAATATTATGTTTGTTTGTATGCCCATTTATTTAGTTTAACCTAAATTAATCAATATTTTAACTACCTTGCCTAATATTGATAATTGACGACGTTCCTCCGTTTACGCTAACCTGATTAACTC